AGCCCAACACCGCCGCCAGCCGAAGAAGCGCCGTAAAGAGCTTCAGTAATGGCAACACCCTTCAGCACGGCCATAATGGCGTTGTGCTCATCTTGGGCACGAGTCTCACCGAAGTCGCGAGCGACCTTGGCCAGACCGTCCTGCTGCGTGACGAGTTGCTGCAGGTTGACCTTCGACGCGCCGTGCGTGCGAGCGGTCTTGATATACGTCAGGTAGTCCGACGTGAACGAAGTCGTCTGACCATCCGCCGAGTCCGTCAGCGACGCGACGTTAATCGTCGGCGTGAGCGGCTTGAACCAGCGCATCTGACCGATGTAAGTCTCGGTATCGCGATTGATATTCGGATTCGAAGAAACAATACCCGTGCCCGACAGCTTGCGGGCGTTCGTGTAGGCTTCGTGCGAGTATGCTCCGAGGGCTTCTTGGAGAACGTAGTTGGTGGCTCCACCAACGTTGGTACGAACTGTCATTTAAGAGTCCTAAATGTCTAGCGAGGAGCGACTATTCTGCCTTCCTCAACTTGTTTTAATACTTCAGATTGTGATAGATCAAACAATGACTTCTTCTCACCAGACACGGCCGGAGGCTTCCCACCACCGTCGCTCCCAGTACCACTGGAAACCGGCTGTTTGAACAGGAAGGAAGTTTCGTCATTAGAACTGAACGCCTTTACATAATCGGCAATCGCGGGACCATCCTTGTGGACCCACTCGCCCTTGTCGTTCTGGACCAGGTTCTCCGCTATCATACGAAAGGCTGTCTGTCTAGCCATGTCGTTTCTAAACGGGAGAGTCGCCAAGACGCCATTAAGCTGCACGTCGCGTGTCAGCTCAACGTTCTTCTTGGACAAACTCTCTATCCTTGCGTTGGCGTCTGCCAACTGCGCCTCGAACGCTTCGCGATCCTTGCCTTGGTCTTTTAGACGTTGGATTTCGAATTCTCGCTCTTTAGCCTCGAATTCTTTGACTCTCTTAAGCGCCTCATCTCTGACGTTGTAGGCACCATCTAGTTTAGTCTTAATTTCCTTCAGCTCTGCAGCGACTTTCTCTGATACCAAACGCTCTACATCTGCTGGTATTACGGGTGGCTGGCCAGGCTGCTGATTCTGAGTAGGCTGACCTGCTCCATCGTTTACCAGGGGGTTTTGGCTGTTTGGCTGTGTATCGTCAGGCATTGCTAATTCCTCTTGAGTACGACTCAATTGAAGTGCAGGGATACAATCCCCGCACGAAAATAATCGGTATACACCCTTTTAGGGTATATCATTATTAAAAACGCGACCTGGGTTAATTTAACGGGTTCACCTAGTTCACGCCATACCAACCAAAATCCTTAAAGAAATCGTTCGGTACCTCTTTCAGAACATCCTCCCTCATGAGAATGTCAGTATCTTTGAGCAGCTTACCATTTATCCTAGATCTACCAACGACAGGTATAAGACCGAGCTCTATGGCCTCGTTGAGGTAGGCATCATACAACTCCTTTGGAAACCCTCTGGCTAGCATCTCATCAAGAGTTGCCTTTATCACATTGTTATCTAGAGTCCTAGCGTAGACTTGTCTTAGAGCTGCCCTGGCCTGTAGCATATCCGCGGCGTTCGTGAAGAACGCATCATGAATGGTACCGGTGGGTACTCCGTTCTTAAGACCCCACAAATGGAATTGTTTCACGATCACGGCATCATTGGAATGGTTACCATTGACGGCGAAGGCCGTTCTAGCCTTGGTAGAATCCGCTATATCGTTTATCTTTCCAGACTTATTCACCACCTGATCCCACCAGGATGCCTCGGTCTTTTGCGGTATCTGGAGAATGTTCTTCACCCAGTTGCCCTCAGCGTCCTTGTAGTTCAGTCTCTCTTCGAAAGTCTGCGTGAAATTTTGTTCTATTACTTTACCATCAAAATTAACCCAGGGTATGTTGGTCCAACTCTTTGGGAGTTTGTTAGCATAGAACAACTCGAGCTCCGAAACATTCTGCTCCCTGGCGAGACCACCTACCTTTAGAGAAGGTATTGTGGTTGGAAGTTCGAAACGTGTGGTGGTACTCCTCTTCAATCCGACCTCTGGTATCGGCAAAGGGATATCCAGCTTAAAGTACTTGGCACCAGTCCGTCTCGCGGCAGGGGAGTCAACTCCATAGATGATTTCTCTAAGTGTCCCATTAGGATTCCAGAATGAAAGTCGCTTCAGCAGTTTCTCCAACACAGGCTCGCCCGGCTTTAGGCCGAAGGTCTCACTAACCCAGTTGGGTAGTATTGCGCCCTTAGTCTTGTCGCCAAGGACGGATATCTTCGCTATAGACTTCCAGTCGAATTCTGACTTGGACGGCTTGGCATTATTAAGGTAGGACTCAGCCAACCTTCCTAAGAACCTGGTAAAGTCTTTTAGGATAGGCACCTGTTCACGGAGATGCTCAGACATTATCTCTGCTATCGCCTTAAAGTCGTCCGGAGTGACCACCTTCTCGTAATGGGAGCTCATCTTCTCCACCAGATCACGTGTCTTGGAGTCCAGGAAGAACAACTGCTCCATTATCTCGTCGCCAGGAGGTACGCCCTTATTAAAAATATCTTTGACATTCTGCCTCAGTGCTTTGAGCTCCTCGTAGGTATCAGGGTCTAGCGTCTCATATCTAGCCATCCTAGCGGATATCTCGTTCAGCACAGTGTCCCTCTCGGCCGCCTTGACCACGAGCGTGTCTACATCTTTCTCAAGTATCTTGGCTAGCTTACCCTCTACGTTGAGAGCCCCTGTGCGCTCTCCGGCACCATAGAAGGTCACCATGTTCTGTGCTTTGGCGGCCTTCCGCAAGTCCTTCTCTGTGAGACCCAACTTCTCATTGAGCTTCCTGAACCGCGGATCGTTGTACGTCGCGGCGGCTATCTCGTCGTAGAGTCTCTTTTTGTAGTCCGTCGGTATCACATTAGACAATTCCGCAAGCTGCTTGTTGCGGGTAGTCAACGCGATTATCTGGGCACCGGAGGACGATGCGTCTTGTTCCAGGGCTAGGGCGGTTTTGTAAGAGCTGAGTCTCTCTACAGCCGTCTTTGTGTATTTACCGCCCAAGTAGTTGTCTATCTTAGCTGTCTCTAGAGCAAGCCGCAGGAACTTTCCAAGATCCTCGCCATCGATTCTAGCGAAGATATCAGACTTAAGGATAGCCCTAATATCCCCAGGCTTGCGCCTAAGCATATGATTGCCAATTTCAACAAGAGATCTTCTCCATTTTTCGGCGATTTTCTGCCTACCGGAGAAGGTGAGTGAATTAAATCTTCCTTCGAAGTGGTCACTAAGACCTCCTAGAAATGAACCGACCTGGTCCTGGAAATTATAGAAGTCCTGTGGGCTGAAATTACGCTCGTAAGCCGTATTCAGGAACGGTCGGAATGACTCACCAGCCTGAGGTCCAATAAGGCCTCTTTCGTAGATCCTGGCACGATGGTCAATGAACGGATGGTTGCTAAAACCTTTCTGGGTCTTTCTAAGCCACTCCATAGCCTTGAAACGCTCGTAAGCGTCACCACGAGATGCTATGTATTTTCGATAAGTATTCAGCTCGTTATAAAATTGAGCTTTACCCTTATCATCCTCGAAATAAAGGAGCCGTTGCACAAAATCATAGAAGTCATTATCTATTTTGTATTCGGTCTTAGCGGCCCAATTCAGAGCCGCAGCAAAATCCTTATCAACAAACTCATCAGGAAAATCTGAAAAACTAGAAGTGCTAGTGATAGGAATACGAGTATCTTCATAACCAAGGATACCTCGATCAACAAAGTAAGTCTTGTAGCCCTCCCTTACCACTAGCCTATTCTTGGGATCCGTCACAGCTACGCGAAGACCCAACTCGACCTTACGAGTGAGGGCTGCGTAATCGAGAATCCTGGGATCACGAATTGCAATATTGTAAGAAAGCGTATCATAATAAGGACCGAAGTAATTACCGGACATCCGGCTCTTCATGCGACGCTTCTGGACACCATAAGTCTCTAGCGTGAAGAATTTATTATTCGATTTCAGCAGCTTAACCCCTAGGTTAAACCACTCGTTCCTAGTACCGTTCAGGTTGGCGAGATTGTACAAATCCCTACCCAGAGCCACAGCAAACTGGTCCCTGTCCGGCATGTCAGCCAGTGCGAGCCTGTGCGCGAACTTCAGGTAGAACTGCTGTAGATCCCTATCACTTATCCTCGAGCTCAACTTTACGGGAATATGGATATCGAAGGCGTCCCGGAGTTCTCTGGCTACCTTCGGCGCCACCCTATCCTCCCACAGGTTTCGCGACAGAATATTAGGAATGAAGTCGTCATGCAGCCTCTGCAGCTCCGTCGGGCCGAGGACCGGGTCGATATAGGCGCTAAGCTTCAGCTTCTTCAGAACATCGGCATCCTTGCGTATCTGCGTCTCTACAGCATCAGACACGTTCATGACGTCAAACTTCATTTGCGCGTTGGACACAGCTTTGAAATTGACCCAGGGCTCTGGGTTGTCCCTGTACCTAGTGAACATTATCCGCAGATTCTCTGCCACCGCCGCTCTCTCATTGACGCTCATCTTGTCCTCTAGCTTGGAGAGCACGGAGTGTATGTACTCCTTGTCTTTTTGCTTTAGGACTTTTGCCTCGTCTACAAGCCTGAGTGCATTGTTATATACATCCGGCTTCGGCTGGTAGTACCGTGTGTCGTCATACCGTCTCGTGAACGGATTGAAAACCAGCTGGTCCTCTCTGGGAGGGCTGGATAGCACCCTATTCTTCATAGAGCGCTTCGTACCTATCAACAGACCCCTGTAGTTTGTCAGTGATAACACACCATTGAGGTCACCAGACTGCAGCAAGTAGTAGTCTACGAGCGTCTTCGTCAGCCGCTCATCCCTTATGAGATCGTCCGGGGATGTCGCACCCAACTGCATGGCGTCCAACCTCTCCTTGGCCATAGCGAACCTCTTGGTGTCGCCGGGCATCACGTAACCGCTATCAGTCAGCCTTCTGAGCTCCCTGATTCCGATGGAATTGCCCTCAT